AAAGTAAACAAATTGAGTTGTACAAGGATGAACTCAATGATATGCAAGGTCAGCTTCAAGAATATACAAAGTACAAAGCTATGTATGAATGTATTCAGGTAGAAAGAAATCAACTGCAAGAACAGGTTGATGAACTTTCTAAATGAAAGTCATTAGGGGTATTCAAAATTACAGCGTATTTTTATGGAGAAGATGAATATGGAGCCTTAACTTCTACGGGAGTTAAGGCACAAGTCAATCATACAATCGCTGTAGACCCCCAAATAATCCCATACGGGAGTGAAATCATGATTGATGGCCAAATTTACGTGGCTGAAGATTGTGGTGGAGCAGTTAAAAATAACGTGATTGACGTATGGGTGGAACATCAAAGTAATAGCTTTGGTGTTAAATATAAAGAAATTTACATCAAGAGGGAGTGAAATTAGTGACCAAGAAGCAGCTAGAAGAAAAGATAGAACATCTAAAACACGAGGTGTTTCTATTAGATATGAAAGATCATTGGGATAGTGCTGATTTCAGTTTAAGTAGTTCGTTGAATCAAGAACTTTCTAAATATGAAGGAATGCTTAAAAATGGACGATATGACAGATGAAAATCTAATTGAATCTAGAAACAGTATCAATAATACAGTAATAGAATTAAAAAACAGTTTAGAAGAGCTTGATGTATGGCAAAAGGAAATCAGTGGCATAGATTACTTTTTAAAAGGTGTAGAAGACCTACTTAATAATGATGTGGGTTTAGGAATTACAATTAAACCTTTTGAAAGTATTCTATCAGAAATAAGAAAACAGTTAGATGATGCTCTTGATGAGCAAGAGGAAATCATCAAAGAAATAGACAAAGAATTGGGGGAATTTTAAATGGGTTTAGCAGTTTTAATCAATGGTGAAAGTGGAGCTGGCAAATCAGCTTCTTTAAGAAATTTTAATAAGAGTGAAGTTTTAGTATTTAGCTTGCATAAGTCAAGACTTCCTTTTAAAAGCAATATCAATGTTATCAAAATGACAAATATGGCTTATTCAGAACGTTATGAAGTTATCAAACAATCAATGAAGAAATACCAAGATAAGGTTAAAACCTTTGTTATTGATGACAGTGATTATCTTATGTTCTTTGAACAACAACAAAGAGCAAAAGAAGGTGGCTATGCAAAATACAATGAAATTGCAGGCCATATGATTGACTTAAAAAATTACATTGAAACATTAAATGATGATGTCATTGTTTACTTTTTGAATCATGTTGAAGTTGATACAAATACAGGAAAATCTAGAGCAATTACTGCAGGTAAATTGATTGATACACAATTAGGTACATTTGAAGCATTATTTGAAAATGTATTATTTGCAAAAATCATTGATGGTAATCATGTTTTCGTAACCAACAGTGATGGTACTACTACCGCTAAAACATCAATGGGAATGTTTGAAGAACAAGAAATTGATAATGATCTAAAAAAAGTAGATGAGGTTATCAGAGAATATTACGGATTAGGAGTTGAAGAAAATGCTCAAGAATAATGATCAAAGAAGAGAATTCATTCTAAACAAAAATAATTGGATTGTTAAAGATAGCTTATCAACTCTAGGTATTAGAGCTTTGGAATTAAAACTTACCAATTCAATTAGTTTAATCAAGTTTGAAAAGAAGCTTACTCAAGAAGAAAAGAATTGTACACATAACCAATATCACTATGTTGATGATGTAAAAGTTGGAGACTACGTTAAATTTGATATGGGCAATGATTTTTATAAATTGGTTGATGGATGCATTACAAAACCATCTTTATCAATCAATAACGCAATAGCATTAATTAAAATTTTAAAGGAGGAAAAATAAATGAAGTTATATGAAATTCCACAAGAAATTGAAAATCTTGTAAATGAAGAAACTGGAGAAATTACTGATCCAATTCTCTTCACACAATTAAATGAAAATATGGAGCAAAAACTCTCATATTTAGCTTTAATCAATAAAAATCGTGAAAGTGATGTAAAAGCTTTAGATGATGAAATCAAAGCGCTAACGGAAAGAAAAAAGGTTTTAGAAAACAAGGTAAACAATACCAAAACTTTCTTATCTAGTTTTATGCTAGAAAATGGCATTAAGAAGATTGAAACACCAAGAGTTGTTATCAGTTTTAGAAAGTCAACATCAGTTGCAATTGATGATGCAGTAGCTTTATTGAATGATTTCAAGGAAAAAGGTTTGACTGATTTATACAAAACCAAAGTAACTGAATCATTGGATAAAACAGCCATTAAGAAGTGGCTTAAAGACAATATGAGTAATTATTGTCATTTAGAAGAAAAGCAAAACATTCAAATCAAATAGAAGGAGACAAAAGAAATGCAATTAAATTTCAACAGAAAAGAATATGAAAGAAAGTTCTTACAACCAGGAGGGTATGTAGGAAAAATCGTTAATGTTGGCATGGAAGGAGAAACAATTAAGGTTTTCTTTGACATTGCTCAAGGAGAATTCAAGGATGTTTATTTAAAAGAATATCAACAAGCTGGTGGAGGAACAAAATTTGTTCCAGATAAATGGAATAAAAAAGCTGTAGTGAATTTTAATTTTCAATATACAGGTGCTAAATATGCATTTGCGGATCTATTAAATTATTTAGAAGAATCAAATCAAGCATTTAAATGGAATAATGAAACAAACGATTTGAAAGGTAAATTGGTTGGTGTCATTTACAAAAAGAATATCTATACTGATAAGTTTGGTGATGAAAAAGAAGGAACTGATTTTCCATCTTTTACAACTGTTAAAAATATTGCAGAACACAAATATTCTATTGAACCAGTAGATAAAAATAAATCATCATCTAGTGCTTCTACTAATCCTAGTGTATCTAATACTGGTACAAGTGATAGTTTCAACATCATGGAAGATGATATTCAATTCTAATGCTGATTCAAGTGGATACAAGAGAAAAACCAAGTCAAACTGAAAGGATATTTGAACACTTTGATAATCAAGGTGTTCAATATCTTATCAAAAAGCTTGATGTTGGTGATTACATGTCATTTTCAAATATCAAATGTGCGATTGATAGAAAACAATCTATTGGAGAATATGCAGTTAATATGGGTGCAGATCATGCACGTTTCAAACGAGAAATGATAAGAGCAAATGAAAACGGAATAAAGCTTATCTTCCTGATTGAAGATGACAAAATAAAATCTATTGAAGATGTTAAAAAGTGGTGGAATCCAAACAGTATGTTTCATCAACGTTTTATGACTGGTGAAATGTTGTACAAAGGGATGAACACGCAAATAGAAAGATATGGTGTTGAGTTTCACTTTTGCAAGAAAGAGGAAACAGGTTATAGAATTGTAGAATTATTGAAAGAAAATGGTGGTTAGTATGTCGTTTGAGGAAAACAAAAAGTTAGGTTTTTTCAAATTGTATAGGTCAATGATAAATTGGGAATGGTTCAAGGATTCGAGTACGCTACACGTCTTTATCTATTGCTTGTTAAAAGCAAATCATAAAGATCAAAGATATAAAGGTGATGTGGTTAAACGAGGGAGTTTCTTTACCAGTAGGAAAATTATTGCTGAAGAAACAGGTTTAACAGAACAAAGTGTAAGGACTGCATTAAAGCATCTAAAACTAACCAACGAGTTAACCATCTCAACAAGTCCTAAAGGTACTGTTATATCAGTAAATAATTATGATGAATACCAAACAGCAACCAACCCTTTAACCAATAATCAACCAACGCCTAACCAACAACTAACCACTAACAAGAATGAAAAGAATATAAAGAATGTAGTAGTATCTGATGATACTCCTACAACTACAACAATTTTTGATGATGATTTTGTGAGATTTTGGAAGGCATATCAAAAGAAAGGTTCGAAGAAAGATACTTATGAAGCATGGAAGGAACATGAATTTGATGAAGAAGAAATTGATCTAGTTATTTTCGCTGCTAAAGAATATTCAAAAGAAAATGCAAGTGATAGAACTTCAATGATGTATTCAAGAACATTTTTAGAAAATGATATTTATTTGGATTATCAAGATAAGTTCAAAAAATACAAAGTCTACTTAAAAGAACAAGAAGAATTGGATGAGATTAGGAAGAAGCTTAAGATGAAGGATGGTTATGAATGATAACAACGTAAAAAGATATGACAATGAATTTCAATTCTTAAGCATTTTATCCAATGATAGAAAATTAGTAGACAAAATCAAATTTAGTGAAGATTACTTCATGAGTAGTCTTTACAAGAAGTTTTATCGCTATCTAAAGAATGAAAACAAAATGGATATTGAGCGTATGCTTGATTACATGACTCTTGAAGAAGCAAAGGGTTTTGTCACAGAGGTATATATCAACAACATGTATGCTGATAGTGACAAAGAATCCATGGCATTGGGATATGCTAAATTGATTTTAGAAGATTACAAAAAGGATGAGTTGATAAAGTTAGGTGCAGTAAGTGGAACAATCTCAATGAATGAATACTATTCGAGGTTGACTGAGATTGTAAAGCTAAACTGTGAAATAGAGGTTGAAGCACTATCTAAGGATATGATTGACGAAATGATATCAGATGATAGCCAAGGGATTGTTATAGATGGGTTTGGTATTTTAAGCCTTTTCCTCAAACTGGATGTAACTGATTTAGTGACGGTTGCAGGTACTAGTGGCTTTGGTAAATCGGCATTCCTATTAAACCTGTACAAATCCTTGTCACAATACAAGAACCTGTACAAGTGCCATTACTTCAATCTAGAGGTTTCACCGAAAATCATGATTAAGAGATTACTGGCAATTACTTCAGATCATAAAGTTGATGAATTTAACAAAGGTATCATCAATGAGGACTTCTATATAAAAGCTAGGGATAAAATACAAAACAATAATTCCTATATTAAAAGTGGCTCTATCTCAATAGAGGAACTAAAGGCAGTAACTCTTAATGCGTTAGATCCAAACAAAATCAATATTGTGTTTGTGGATCATATTGGATTATTAGAAACTGAAGATAGGAATTTCAGTAGAAATGAATATGACAAGGTTACTCATTGTATGAAGGAATTAAGAAATCTAGCCTTAGATAACAATCTTATTATTTTCGTGGCAAGTCAATTTGATAGAGCTTCAATCAAAACCAACAACATAAGCATGTCCTCTCTAAAATCATCAGGAGAAATAGAAAACAGTTCTACTCATGTGCTTTTGCTAAAAGAAAGTAAACAAAGAGAAACACCAGAAGACCAAAAGAAATACTATCAAGAAGTAACCGTTGAAATTGCTAAAAATAGAAATGGTGAAGTAAGAGAACTTGATAATTATACATTCTTAAAAACAAAACAAATATTTAGGGAAAGTTAGAGGAAAGTCAAAATGATAGAGATAAATGACATTGATGAATACGTTTCATTACAAGCTCTTAAAAATTATTGTTACTCTCATGATGAGTGTGAAGATTGTAAGCTTGATCCCGTTTGTAGATGTATGAGTAAAGCACCAAGGGAGTGGAATTTAGAACATAGTCCAGTAAGTGAGGGTGATTCCAAATGAGAAAAGAAGATGTTGCAAAGCCAGTAGATCGTAAGAAATGCTCAACCTGTAAATATTACAATCAAATCAAGAAACGTTGTTCTTTGAGAATGTGTAAAGATCAACCGAGCTTGTTAGATTACATTGGGAATAGGTTTTGATGAATGATTAAGAAAAGTTAAGAAAAATAAAAAGCAGGAGGTTTAGAAATGAATTCTAAAGAAAAAATAGAGTATTTAAAATCTTACAAGGATAAAAAAGAAAGATTAGAATTTGTAAAAAATCAAATACAAGGTGTACAAGCGATAAAGTATACGCCGAGTATAAATAGTCCTAAAAAGTCTTTATGCTCCTATATCGAAGAAAAAACGCTATTAGAGGAAGAATTAAAGAGTATTGAAGAATGTGTTAAAGGCGTAAAAGATGATAAAGCAAGATTTGTGTTAGAATACCGTTTCCTGGAATTCATTCCTTTATCTCAAATTCCTGATTATATGAGTTTTAGCTATTCTCAAATCTATAGGTACTATGAAAAGGGTTTAGAAATGATTGAAATATAAAAAAGCTCCTACTCATTAGAGTGGGAGTCTTTAGAAATATATGCATCTATTTGTAATAAGTCATTCATATAGTCGGATATTTTTTCAAGACCTTTCGTGTTAAAACATAATAGATTATTTATTAATTGAACATATAATTTTTGTTTTTGATTTTTTTGAAGATAATAAAGCAGAGAGTTTATTTTTTGATAATCACTGTCTGAAGAAGTATTTTTCAAATTGTTAAATGGTATGAAATGAGTAGTACGATGGCTATTGTTATTAAAAGACGCTATTTCTTCGGTATTGCCAATAAGCCATTCTTCATCAACATCTAGTACCTCTGCAATTATTTCAACATATTTTGCCTTTGGAATGAATTTTCCCGAAAGATATTGACTAATAGCTGATCTACTAATTCCTGTAAGCGAAGATAATTCTTTTTGATTTATTCCTCTAGCTTTCATTATTTTAGAAAGCCTTTCTACAAAAACATCATTCATTATTATCACCTCTTTCGTATTACTATTTTACAATAGAATAAAAAAAATAACAATAATTCAAATTTGAATATTGACAATTCAAAAATGAATAAATATAATTGTGTTGTAGTTCAAATTTGAATTGACGGAGGTGAAAAAATGAAAAGAGTGACTGTTGAATTAGATGATGAATTAGCAAAACAATTGAAAATACTAGCTATTAACTCTAACGGAACTGTTAAAAGTTATGTAACAAATCTAATCGAAAAAGATTTACAAACAAAAAAAGACATTCGCAAATAGTTTTGACGGACTAACGAATGTCACCATCTAGGCAAATGCATTTTAACATTGTTTGCCTAGAAATTCAATTAAAAGAGGAAAAGGAAGGTAAAAAACAATGGGAAGATTAAATACATTAAAAACAATTGAAAATACAAAAGGTAAAATCAATACACATTATGATTTAACATATGATGATATAGTGAAGATTGAAGATATTAGCAAAGGAATGTTTGATATTATTTGCAATTGTTTCATATTTGGGTATGCTCAAGGAGTAAAAGCACAAAAGAAAGGTCGTGCTTACAATGGATAACCAATTAATGAACACATCAACAATTGAAACAATCGATAGTAGAGAAGTTGCTGAAATGATAGAAGTGACACATGGTAGTTTATTAAAAAAAGTACGTAATTATGAAGAAATTTTAACCAAGTCAAAATTGACCTCGTTAGATTTCTTTATTCCTAGCGAGTATAAAGATACTAAAGGAGAAATTCGTAATTGCTACCTATTAACCAAGAAAGGTTGTGAAATGGTAGCAAACAAGTTAACTGGAGAAAAAGGTGTAATCTTTACTGCTAAATATGTTAATCGTTTTGAAGAAATGGAAAAACAAATAAAAATCCCAAAAACTGATAGAGAAATTTTACTTTTGAGTGTCAAAGTTCAAGAAGAAACAGCTCAAAGAGTTGATAAGTTGGAAATGAAAGTCAATGGTTTGGAAAATACTTTAACGATAGATCATGGACAACAATTAAAATTACAAAGCATTTGCAAAAGTAGAATCATTTCTTTGTTAGGTGGCAAAGATACTCCTGCATACAAAGAACTCTCAAAGCAACTCTTTAGCTTTATTTGGAGGGATTTTAAGCAATACTTCAATATTTCAAGCTATAGGGATTGTTTGATAACTGATTTTGAAAATGCAGTCAACTATCTAAAAACATGGACTTCTGATAACAACATGAAATTAAAGATAGATTTGGTTAATTCTCAAACACGATTAGAAATCTAGTAAAGATGATATGTAATGATATGTGATGAACATAAAATATGTGTTATTATAGTAATGTGGATTTAAAAAGAAAGAGGTATCCATGATGCCGACACTTTGTATTGATTCATTCACGATTGATTTTTTCCCTAAAGATGTATTACTTTGAAAAGCTCTTGTTTCAGGGGCTTTTTGTTTTGTTTAAAAATGGAGGTATAACTTATGGCAGTTAAAAGATTAGACAGAGATGGAGCACATAGAAAGCAATTTGAAAACAACAAGAAAAGAATATATGCTACTCAAACTATATGTGGGATTTGTGGAAAGCCAGTAGATTTCAGCTATAAATATCCACATCCATTGTCACCATGTATTGATCACATCATACCAGTAGCAAAAGGTGGACATCCAAGTGATTTAGATAACCTACAATTGGCTCATATGACATGCAATAGACAAAAAAGTGACAAAATCTTTGCCAATAACACAATAAAAACCGAAAAAGTCATATCAAACAGGATACTGCCACAAACAATTGATTGGACTACGTATCGAAGCAAAAAATAATCGTTTTTTAGGACGGGGCATACTACCCCTAAAAATGCGTTCTCCGGACTTCACGCCGTACTGTGAATATTTTCTCACGAATTATGAAAACGGCTCTCAAAACGAAATTATGAAAGGAATAGAAGATATATGAAATACAAAGGAATGGGATATTTAAGAAGAAAACTTGCTAGTAGGAAAGATAGATGTGAAACAAGATATGATTATTATGAAATGAAAAATCAAATGGTTGATATTTCAAGTGTAATTCCACCTGAATTTAGATGGTTAAAAGAATGTTTAGGATGGTGTTCAAAGGCTGTTGACTCTATTGCTGATAGAATTTCCTTTGTTGAATTTTCTAATGATAATTTCAATATGCAAGAGATATACGACATGAATAATCCTGATGTGTTGTTTGACAGTGCAATTATTTCATCATTGATTACATCATGTTCTTTTATTTATATTTCTCAAAAGGTTGGAGAAATACCTCGCTTACAGGTAATTGATGGAAGACATGCAACAGGGATTATTGATCCTATTACAAATATGTTGGTTGAAGGATATGCCATATTAGAGGAAGATGTTCTAGGGAATCCTATTATTGAAGCATATTTTATTCAAGGAGTTACATATTTTTATGAAAGAGGTGAAAAACCTTATAAAATCAAAAATAAAGCTCCGTATCCACTGTTGGTTCCAATTATTAATAGACCTGATGCTAAAAGACCATTTGGACATTCAGTTATTTCAAGAGCATGTATTTCTATTCAGCAAGCAGCTATGAGAACTCTAAAAAGAAGTGAAGTATCTGCTGAGTTCTATTCATTCCCACAAAAATATGTTTTAGGACTTGAACCAGGAGCTGAAATGGATAAATGGAAGGCAACTATTTCATCATTGATGCAAATCTCAAAGGATGAAGACGGGGACAAGCCTACTGTAGGCCAATTTGCCCAACAATCAATGGCACCCTATGTTGAACAACTAAAAATGTTGGCCAGTCTTTTCGCTGGTGAAACAGGGTTGACATTAGATGATCTAGGTTTTTCTACTGAAAATCCATCAAGTGTTGAAGCAATCAAGGCACAACATGAAAATTTAAGATTGAAAGCAAGAAAAGCTCAAAAAACATTTGCTACAGGTTTTATCAATGCTGGATTTTTAGCAGCATGTTTGAGAGATGGTTATACATATTCAAGAGATCAAATTTATTTAACAAAAATCAAATGGGCACCGATTTTTGAACCGGATGCTTCAGCTCTTTCAGTTATTGGAGATGGAGCAATTAAAATCAATCAGGCTGTACCAGGATATTTTGATAAGGACAATCTAAAAGAACTTACTGGAATCGATTATAGTGCATCTTCATCAACTTCAAATATAGATGATATGTTTAAGGAAGAAATAGATGAATAATGATATCGTTCCTTCTTTATTAGAAGAAATTCAAAAACAGTTTGATGAAGAAATAAAAGCTAATGAAAAAATAAAATCAATTTTAACAAGACAAAAGCAGGGAGCGGTAGATTATACCGACTCTCTTTCTTTTGCAAAAGAATTAGGAGTTTCTTTAAAAAAAGTAATACAAGAAAATATCAGTGAGGAAATGCTCCCTGATGGAAAAATGTATTACAACATTGCTCAAAGATTACTTGAACCAATGATCAAACATAATTATGATTTGGTATCCAAACAATGTGAGGCTACACAAAATATTTTGAATAAAAAAGCTGATTTAGGATTAAAAGCAATTGTTCCTGAATATAACAAAGAAAAAACAGCAAGTATCATTGATTATATTTCAAATGCTGATAAGTACTCCCAACGTGAAAAAAGTTTTCTTGATTCATTAGAAACCAATGCAAAGTCGGTTGTAGATGATTCAGTAAGAAAAAACGCTGATTTTCATTACAATGCAGGGTTAAGACCTAAAATCATTAGAACAACAGTTGGGAAAACATGTAAATGGTGTCAGTCAATGGCTGGTGTTTATGATTACAGTAAAGTTAGCAATACAGGTAATAATGTTTTTAGAAGACATGCGAATTGCGACTGCACAGTAGTTTATGATCCTGGAGATGGCAGTAAGAAAGTACAGGATGTTTGGAGTAAAAGAATTGATTATAGAGAAAATATTAGGAAAAATTCAAATTTTATGGGTGCAAAGAAACCCTTCAATATGAAATTAGGAAAAAAAGAGATTTCTTTTGTTACGTATAAAAATGACAAATATTCTAATATCTATTGTCAAACATATTCGCAAAATTCAAAAAGAATGTGTGAATACTTAAATACTAAAATAAATCAAGAATATCGATATGGAAAAATAAACAATATCGTGGTGGTTCAAAAAAATGCATTACAGGGTATTGCCTGTTATGATCATATAAATAATGATTTATTTATATGTGAAGAACTGATAAGTAATAAGTTTTCACAAATTGTTGATACCTCATATTTTCCATCTAAAAATTTAGATGATGTATTAAATCATGAACTAGGTGGTCATAAAAAACATTGGGAAGTTGTAAGAAAATATCAACAAGCAAACAATATAAGTGAATTACAAGCCAAAAATGATTTAGAAGAAAAACTAAGAAATTATGTGCTTAATCAGGAAACAAATGATATAATGTATATAAGAAAAAACGTAAGTCAAAATGCACAAGAATCATTTAAAAATACAAAATCATTGAATGAATTAATAGCAGATTGTATTGTCTTGAATAAGCAAAACAGTGTTTCTGATGAATTTTTAGACAGATTAGTTATGGAGGTGCTTGGTTATGATGGTTAATCCCACAAAAAGGCAAAAAGAACTTATTAAAATATTTGAAGAAGAAGTTGCTCCTTGGTGCTATGTTGATAAAAAGACAGGTGACATCAAATTAAAAGAAGATGCACCAAAAAATATCAAAGACAAATATTATTTATATATGAATAGTTAACCGACAGTAGTCGGTTTTTATTTTACAAAAAAGAACGGTAGCACCGCTCTTATAAAGAAATTATTTAGGTGTGTGTCTTTTATGACTATCAACTTTTGTTCCATCTTTTCTCGTATAGGAACTTACTTTTACAGTCATTGGACCTCTACGAGGTGGTTTTTCAGTACATTTTCCTTTTGTTGCCATGATATCACCGCCTTTCTTACTTAATTTTATGCTTTTAATTATTATATCAATTTGTGAGGTGGAAGGATGAAAATTTTAAAAAAAGTTTCAGTTTTGGGAACCGGATATAGAATTATTGAAGATAATTGTAATAATGATCCATTATTACAAAACAGTTTTGGATATACTGATTACACTTCAAAAAAGATAGTCATTACAGATTTTCAAAACGAAGAAATTGAAATTGAAGATGTGGCTAAATATAGAAAACAGGTAATAAGGCATGAATTAATCCATGCTTTTTTATGTGAATCGGGACTTCATGAAAATTGTGAGTGGCACAATGAAGAAATGGTTGATTGGTTAGCAATGCAAGCACCCAAACTTCAAAAAATATTTAAAGAAACTGAATATATTTAATGAGCAAGTTTAAAAGACTTGCTTTTCGTTTTATTCAATTTTAAAGAAAGGAGGAAGTTTATGGCACAAGGATTAAGACCGCATAGACATGTATGCTTTGTAAGTGATATTCAACCATATTACGATAAGAAAAAGCATCAAAAAATGAAAAAAATCACTTTTGAGTGCTATATACCTAACTGTAACTATTGTTATTCAGTCAGTGAAGAGTATCGACCACCACCAAAAAAAGCGAATATGAAGTAGGAGGTAAAAGGAATGTCTGAAAAAAGAATTGGAAGACAAACTCCTACAACTTCGTTAGTGCTTCCTTATATTGAAACAAAAGGGAAGGAAGCGGTAGAAATTTACAACAAAACCGGCAGAACTGCTAGAGAGTGGCAGGAACTATTGATTTATGACATTTTAGCAATTGATAAAGAGGGGATGTGGGTTCATTCCCGTTTTTGTTATAGCTTACCTCGAAGAAATGGGAAAACTGAAGATGTTATTATGAGGATCATGTGGGGCATAACTCATGGTGAAAAGATACTCTATACGGCTCATATGATTTCTACAGCACATTCAGTATTTGAAACAATATGTGCATTGCTCGACCAAGCTGAAATAGAATATACGTCAGTTAAGGCAAAAGGTTCAGAAAATATACGTTTATTGAATGAAAAAGGAAAAGCCTATAAATTAGATCATCTTGTTAATTTTAGAACTCGTTCTAATACCGGTGGTTTGGGTGAAGGATATGACGTGCTGGTTATTGATGAAGCACAGGAATACACGATTGATCAAGAAAGTGCGCTAAAGTATGTTATTTCAGCAAGTTCCAATCCTCAAACCATTATGTTAGGAACACCACCAACTGCAATTTCTCATGGTACAGTATTTCAAAAAATGAGAGATAAGGTTCTAGAAGGGAAAAGCGAGAATACAGGCTGGGCCGAATGGTCCATTGAGCATATGCATGATCCGTATGATAGAGATATCTGGTATGAAACTAACCCGTCCTTAGGACAAGGATTGACAGAACGTGTAATTGAAAATGAAATTACATCAGATGATGTTGATTTCAATATTCAAAGGTTAGGACATTGGCTATCATATTCACAAGGCAGTGAATTTTCGAAAAAGGAATGGGAAAATCTCAAAGTTGTAACAGTTCCCAATTTTCAAAATAAGCTTTTTGTGGGTATCAAGTATGGAGTGGATGGAAAACATGTTGCAATGTCGATTGCTACAAAGGTAGATTATAAGATTTTTGTTGAATCGATTGATTGTCAAAGTGTTAGAAATGGCAATACATGGATCATTTCATTTCTAAAAGAAGCGGACATAGAAAAAGTTGTTATTGATGGAAGTGGCTCTCAACAGATATTGAGTGATGAAATCAAGGACTATGGAATAAAGCTGAAACCTGTACTTCCTAAGGTATCGGATGTGGTTGTAGCAAACAATATGTTTGAACAGGCAGTTACATCTTCAAAAAACATATGTCATAATGACCAGCCATCTTTAAAACAAATTGTAACCAACTGTAAAAGAAGGGCAATTGGTACAAATGGCGGTTTTGGATTTAAAGCAATGATGGAAGAACATGAAATAGCATTGCTTGATAGTGTAATCTTAGCCCATTGGGCATGTGCAACATACAAAGGGGTTAAGAAAAAACAAAAAATAAGTTGTTAAGCGAACGAAAGTTCGTTTTTTTTATGCAAATTACGTTACTAACGGTAAATAGGAGAAATACAAATGAGTGAATTTAAAGAAATTAAAACACAAGAAGAATTTGATACAGCCATCAAAGAAAGATTGGCTAGAGAAAACAAAAAATATGAAGGATTTGTAAGTCCTGACAAATTAGCAGAATTAAAAGCCGATTATGAAAAAGAAATCAGTAAAAAATATGAAGGTTATACTTCACCAGATGACCTAGCAACCATGAAAAAAGAATATGAAGGGAAAATTGCAAAATATGAGTCCGACTCAGTAAAAACGAGAATTGCTAATGAAATGGGATTGCCTTCATCTATTGCTTCACGTCTGAAAGGTTCAAATGAGGAAGAAATTCGTAAAGATGCTGAATCATTTGCTGGCTTTTTTCAAAAAGAACCACCTTTAGCAACAGGTGAAAAAACAGTTGCTACTAAAGAGCAAGAAAAGAAACTTGCATTAAAAAAATTACTTAAAGGTATGAAAGAAGGAGAATAGCATGACAGTATTAAGTAAAGATAATTTATTTACACCAACGTTAGTGAAAGATTTAATTAACAAAGTAAAGGGACATTCAAGTTTAGCAGTTTTATCAGCACAAACACCTATTCCATTTAATGGCTCTAAAGAATTCATTTTCTCAATGGATAATGAAATTGATGTTGTGGCTGAAAACGGTAAAAAATCCGAAGGTGGAGTAACATTGGACTCAGTGACAATCGTTCCAATCAAATTTGAATATGGTGCACGTGTTTCTGATGAATTTATGTTTGCGAGTGAAGAAGAACAGTTAGATATTTTAGATCAATTCAATGAAGGATTTGCAAAGAAAGTGGCAAAAGGTTTAGATATTGCAGCTTTTCACGGTTTAAATCCAAGAACAGGGAAAGCCTCTTCAGTTGTAGGAGAAAATAATTTTGATTCAAAAGTAACTCAAACTGTAACTTATGCAAGTGCAACTCCTGATGATTGTTTAAATGATGCAATTAGTATGGTTGAAGGTAGTGAATGTGAGGTTACTGGTATCGCTATTAATTCATCAGTACGTAGTGATTTATCAAAAATGAAAGCTACTGATGGTAATCCATTATATCCTGAATTTAGATTTGGAGGAAAACCGGCTACTTTAGGGTCACAAGCATTAGATACCAACAACACAGTATCGTTTGGTACTGAAGCAAAAGATTGTGCAATCGTTGGTGATTTTGCAAATATGTTTAAATGGGGTTACTCAAAAGAAATTCCTTTAGAAATTATTAAATATGGTGATCCAGATAACTCCGGAAGAGATTTAAAAGGATATAATCAAGTTTATATTCGTGCCGAAATCTATTTAGGATGGGGAATCTTAAATTCTAAATCATTTACAAGGGTGGTAACTGAATAATGGCAACATATAGGAATAAAAATACAGGTGCAATCATCACTACTGCTTCAATTATCAGTGGTGGTGATTGGGAAATTGAAGAAAAAAAGAAAAAAGAGCCTAAAAAGAATGCTGATAAAGATGTACCACCTAAAGATGGTGGAGCTGATGAGTAATGATACCATTTGTAACAATTGATGATGTTACTTTGCTGTTTAGAGATTTAACAGTAGATGAAACAAAAAAGGCAACATTTTTATTAACTGTTGTTTCAGATTGTTTGAGACAAGAAGCAAAAAAAGCTGGGAAAAATCTTGACCAAATGATAGAAAATGGAGATGTATATGAAAATGTAGTTAAAAGTGTATGTGTTGATATTATTGCTCGTAACTTGATGACCTCAACCAACAGCGAACCTATGGAACAGATGTCACAATCAGCTCTTGGATACTCTGTATCAGGTACTTTTTTGGTACCTGGAGGAGGTTTGTTCATTAAAAAAAGTGAGCTTGCCAGACTAGGTTTGCGTAGACAAAGAATAGGTGTAATTAATATTTATGGCAATGATTAAAGGTATTCCTGTTGTTTTATTACAAAAAATAAAGGTTGATGAAGATCCTTTTGGACAAGCTATTTATCGAGAGCGAGAAATCATAGTTGAAAATGTTCTTGTTTCACCATCATCAGCCAATGATATTATTACTTCACAAAATTTAACCGGTAAAAAAGCAGTTTATACACTTGCCATTCCTAAAGGTGACCAAAATTCTTGGGAAGATAACAATGTTGTTTTTTTAGGAAGAAAGTGGCATGTATTGGGTTTTGTAATTGAAGGAATAGATGAAAATATTCCTTTAGATTGGAATAAGAAAGTAATGGTAGAAAGATATGGCTAAAATAGTACTTGATAAAAAAGGTGTAAGGGAATTACTTAGATCTCAAGAAATGATGGATATTTGCCTAGAACATGCAGAAGCAACCAAAACAGCTGCTGGTGGTGAAGGGTATGAGATATCTTCTCATGTTGGAACTAATCGTGTAAATGCATCTGTTAGAGCAGATACAATAGAAACAATAAAAGATAACTACAAAAACAATACATTAATAAAAAGTTTGAGGTGATGAAAATGATTGAAGAAATTGTTTTTAATTATCTTAAAAACAAATTGAATGTTCCTGTGACATTTGAAAATATTAATGAAGTTGAATATGTACTCATTGGTAAAAGTGGCAGTAGTAGATTTGATTTTACAAACACGGCCACTTTTTTTATTCAATCGTATTCGTCTTCAAAATATAAAGCATCTTTACTCAACGAAAAAGTAAAAGATGTCATGTATGACTTAATTGAGTTGGATGAGATCACATCATTACATCTCAATAGTGATTATGATTATACAGATACAACAATAAAGAAATATCGATATCAGGCTTTGTTTGATATTGGATATTTTTAGAAAGGAGTAGATACAGATGGACGCAAAAAATGTAAGTGCAGCTAAACCTAAAATAGGTGGTTCAGTATTTGTTGCACCCTTAGGTACAAAACTACCAGAAGATGCAAAAAGTGAATTGGATACTAAATTCAATTCATTAGGATATTGTTCAGATGATGGAGTTTCAAACAATAACTCACCTGAAACAGATACTCAAAAAGCATGGGGTGGAGCTGTTGTTTTAAATTTATTTTCTGGAAAAGAGGATACATTTAAATTAAAGTTGATTGAATCATTGAACGTAAATGTATTGAAGACAGTTTATGGATCCAGCAATGTTACTGGAGATTTAGATACTGGATTAACAATCAAAGCTAAAAATGAGGAACCTGAACAGTTTTCATGGGTCATTGATATGATTTTAAAAGGAAAAATTTTAAAAAGGCTTGTTATTCCATGTGCTGGGATTACTGAAATTGGTGAAATTAAATATTCTGATAGTGATGCTATTGGTTATGAAATAACTTTTTCAGGAGTTCCTGATGAAACAGAAACATCCCATTATGATTATATGATCAAGAAAAGAGAAGGAGAGTAATCTAGATGAAGATAACTGGTATTACAAAACAAGGATTTCATTATTCTGTAGATGATGCAGTAGGTGATGATTGGGAACTTATTGAAATTTTAAGTGAAATGAACAATGATGAATATTTAAGTGTTGTTCCTTTTGCTAAAAAGCTTTTAGGAAATGCCCAATATGAAAGATTAAAAAAATTCTGCAGAGATAAAAAAACAGGTAGAGTTCTTACAAGCAAAATGCAAGAAAACATCATGGACATTTTTAATTCAAATAAAAAAGTAAAAAACTAGTGATCCTCGCCAACATGATAAAAACTGATGAGGACGCTTTAATTTGTGATTTAGCAGAAACTTATCAAATATATGATTATAAGTCGCTTCCAGCATATATGGTTGCGACTTTTTCAGTTGGTTTGAGGGAAAATTCAAGAATAAAAATGAAGTTGAGCAATCAAAAGGTTCCTTTTGGGGAATTGCTTTTATCAATGATTTCAGATGAATTGACAAGATTGATTTGGATGAAAACAGAAGATGGTGCAAAAGGCATCAATCCTCCTAAATCGATAGTATCACTTATTTTAAACAATGGAGAAGAAAATACTGTCAATGATGGTTTTCAAACTGTTGAAGAATATGAAAAAGCAAGATTAGAGATTATAAGGGAAGGAGGATAATATGGCAACCAATTTAGCAAAAGCATATGTTCAAATTGTTCCCTCTGCTGAAGGAATGAAGGGCATGATTGAACAGGCCATGGGGAAAGATCCTGAAGAAGCAGGAGAAAAAGTTGGAAATTCAATTGCTTCAAAAATAAAGAATATCATTGTTGCTGCTGGAATTGGAAAAGTTGTATCTCAGGCTTTTACCGAAGGTAGTGCTTTAGAACAATCTTTAGGTGGGATTGAAACGTTGTATAAGGAAAACGCTGATAAAATGAAAGCTTATGCAAAAGAAGCCTATAAAACATCAGGTGTCAGTGCAAATGCTTATATGGAAAATGTTACTTCATTTTCAGCGTCTTTGATTTCAAGTTTAAAAGGCGATACAAGTAAGGCGGCCGACATAGCTAACCGAGCTATGCAGGATATGTCTGATAATTCCAATAAATTTGGTACCAATATACAAGATATTCAAAATGCATATCAAGGTTTTGCAAAGCAAAACTATACCATGCTTGACAACTTGAAGCTTGGATACGGTGGAACAAAAGAAGAAATGCAACGACTTCTTAAAGATGCTCAAAAGTTGAGTGGTCAAAAGTATGATATTAGTAATCTAGCGGATGTTTATACAGCTATAGGAGTTATACAAGATAACTTAGACATTACAGGAACAACCGCCAAAGAAGCAGCTACTACGTTTAGTGGTTCATTTGGTTCAATGAAAGCTGCAGCACAAGATTTTTTAGGAAATGTAGCTATTGGAGGGGATGTTACAGGTACCTTATCCAATTTGATTACTACAGCTTCTACATTTCTTTTTGATAATGCTGTCCCAATGGCATTAAACATTGTTCAGGGATTTGCTACTGCATTGATATCAGCAACACCTATTCTATTTCAAAAAGGTTATGATCTTTTGAATAGTTTGGTAACAGGCTTTGTACAAAACGTTCCTGTTGTACTTCCTCAAATATTACAGTTTGTACAGGATATAGGAACAAATCTTGCACAAAAAGCACCTGAGATGATTTCTATGGGGTTTGATTTATTAAGCCGATTGTTAGATGGGATCATTTCAGCAATACCAATACTTGTAGAATATGTTCCTAATATCATAACGACATTTGCAAACATCATTAATGATAATTTCCCTACAATTTTACAAAAGGGTGCAGAGTTAATTTGGCAATTAGTACAGGGATTGATTGGTGCAATTCCAACAATTGTGGCTAATATTCCTCAAATAATCCAAGCTATTGTTTCAGCATTTATGGCTTTTCAATGGCTCAATTTAGGAAAAAATATTATTAAAAATGTTGGTGATGGTATTAAGGGAATGGTCTCTTGGATAAAAGAATGTGGAAAAGCAATTGTTGATGGTATTAAACATTCCTTTTCTGAAAGTACAAATGTTGGTGTTAACCTTGTTAAAGGTTTGTGGAGTGGTATTAATTCTGTAAAAGATTGGATTTTAGGGAAAATCAAAGGGTTTGGAGATGCTGTTTTAAATGGATTGAAATCTTTCTTCGGAATTCATTCGCCTTCAAAAGTCATGGCTGATGAAGTTGGTAAATATCTTCCTCAAGGTATTGCAGTTGGGATTGAAGCAAATGCTAAAGATGTATATGATGCAATGAACGGTATTTCAAAACAAACATTGGATTTAGCAAGTGAAGGCTTTGATACTGAACAAAATAAATCAAATTCAAATAATGATGTAAATTATCTATTAGAAATCATTATTAAATTATTGAAGGTAATTGCTGATAAAGGTGATACAGGTAATGATTTTAGTGATAGAGATTTCATTCGTATGTTGAAAAGTTTGGGGGTTGTATTTTCATGAGAGTAAGATATATAAATTCTCAAAATTATAGTGTTGACTTTGTAGATGCAAATATTCTTCCAACAAGTGGCTATCTTCATCAAAGAAAATGGAATACTACAATTGAAAATGACAGTGTTAGTTTAAGTATAGGTAATTATACTTATACAATTACTTTAACATTGAGAGGAAGTCTAAAAGAAAGAAAAGAAACATTGGATAAAATGTGCGACATATTTGAACTTGATTGTATTAATGAAACACCAGGAACTTTGTACTTTGGAGATTATTATATTAAATGCTATATTGTTTCATCAAACACTAGCATTGCTAATATTAATACAAGGACCAATGTAGAACTTGGTATTTTCTGTATCAAACAGGAATGGATCAAAGAGAAGAAATACAATTTGGTTATGTATGATGATAAAAGCAATCAGACAGGTATAAAGAAATATACGTATCGATATCCGTTTTTATATTCCAATCAAAAGGGTGCTGTTCAAGCTATCAATGATTCATTAGCTGATGCTGATTTTATCATGAGATTTTATGGGCCATGTGCGAATCCATATATAAAAGTAGGCAATATTTTATATCAAGTTAACACATCATTGATGGCTGGTGAGTATTTAGAAATAAATTCTACTAATAATACTATTTTTGGTGTTTCAGTTTATGGTGAAAAAAGAAATCTCTTTAATTATAGAGATATGTCTAGAAGCGACTTTTTTACAAAAATACCTAGTGGTTCAAATGTTGTAGGATGGGATGGAACTTTTAAAGCCGAATTGATTATTCTTGATAAGAGAACAGAACCGAGGTGGCTTTAATGAAATTCATATATACAAATGACAAATATGAAGAACTGGGTGTATTAAAAAATTCATCAATTGATTTTGAGATTGGGAAGTATGACGTCGCATCAAATGATTATCAAATGTCTATCTCAATAGGATCATGGAACAGAGAATTTGATAAAGGTTCTCTTTTTTATTGTCAAGAATGTGAATTTGGTGGAATCTTAGATGGTAAAAAAGTAGATACTTCTAAAAACTCAATTACATTTAAAGGCAAGACATTTAGAGGACTTCTTGAAAAAGAATATGTTCAGCCCCCTGATGGACAAGCCTATTATGTCGCAAATGGAGAAGCCAATCAGGTCATTGATAATCTTATTCATGGAAAATTTAATGATCTTTTTGTTGTCGACAATGTAGGATTAAGTGATATTGGTGTTAATTATCAAATAAGGGATTTGAATTTATTAGATGCACTTGAAAAAATGTTACTTAAGGCGGATATCCCTTCAAAACTAGAAATTACGTTTTATGATAAAAAGGTGCATTTACAAGCTGTTCCCATTGTTGATTTATCAGAATTATTAAGATATGACAATTCTTATGGCATTTCCATGATCTCTGAAAAAGCAATAAGCAAGTATAACCATATCGTTGCACTTGGAAAGGGTGAATTGACCGAAAGAATAAGAGTCAATTTATTTTTGCAAGATGATGGAACATGGAATACAAGTGAAAATGCAAAGTATGCAGGATTGAAAAGGAAAACATATCTTTATGATAATTCAAATGAAGAAGATGAATCAAAATTAATAGAAAGTTCTATTGAAGCGACGGAAAAAGCGAATGGCACGGATAATCTTAACATTAACTTTACAACGGATGAAGCTTCTTTGTTTGATTATGTTGGTTCCAAAGAAGAAATAACGGGAATAGAATTTAAAGAACAAATTACAAAAAAAGTTTTAAAGGTAACTATATCTGGTATTATTTCGCATTGCAAATTTGAATATAAGGTAGGTGATTAGATGTGCTAGAAAATATAACATTGAATGAGTCAAATGTTACAGCAAGTATTGATGCTTACATACACCATTGTTTGTTTGGGTACAATGGTGTTTTTAAATGTGGCCAACAGTTGAAGTGTGAAATCATAAACAATAATCTTTTAAAGATCTATGATGGCTTGTTTATTAATCAAGGAAGATTTTATAGGATTGCACCAGGTTCTTATGAAGAAATAAAATTAGAAAATGGTGTTGTTGGTCAAAAAAGATATGATCTAATCGTGTCTCATTTTGAAACAGATGGTGTCAATGAAAAGCATGAAATAAAAGTTATCAGTGGAGAAGGTGAAACTATTCCACAGTATACAAATAGTGATACATTCAATGGAGGTACAGTTAGTGAGATGCCTTTATATCTTGTAGAAATTGATGGAATAAGTATTAAAAGTGTTAAAAGTCAATTTGATATCATTCCTAATTTGCAAGAACTTATTGACAAAATGGTTATGTATAAAGAATAGAGGTGATGATTTTGATTGTTGCTGAAATTATTCAAAAAGGATTGACTATATCTAGCAGTACTAGTGATATTCCATATCAATATAGTGGAAACATTCAAATGCAATTCATCAAGGATGAAGGCTATGATAATTTTAGTGTTATAGGTTTTTATAGAACAAATTATTTTGAAAAAACTCAGTTGTTGGAAATTGATGAAAATGGAGTGTTTTCATTAAATAAAGATGCATTTCAAAAAGATGGATTATTGAATTTATCTTTTCTGTTAGTTAGTGAATTAAAGGAGGTACATCTTGGTGTCGTATCTTTTATTGTTAGATCTACGATAGGAAATGGCAATGATATTCTTCCAGAAGAACGTACAGAATGGATAAAGATTGTTCGTAGTGAGGTTGACGGTTATTTAAAGTCAATTGATTTAGATGACAAGTTTGATATTATGCAAGATAAAGACTTGGAAAACATATGGAATGAAATTTTTAATTAAATAAATTTATAGAAAGAAAGAGGATAAATATTATGAGTTTTGTAGCTGATTCAATTTTAAAGAAAGCATTAGGAAAAATTAAAACTTGGGGTGAAGGAAAATTTGTAGCTCAAGAAGCTGGCAAAGGATTATCAACAAACGATTATACAACTGCAGAAAAAAATAAATTAAGTGGAATTGAAGCAGGAGCCAATAAATATGTGCATCCAACTTCTCATGCTGCAGCTATGATTACTGAAGATACTACACATAGATTTGTAACAGACACTGAAAAATCTACATGGAATGCTAAAGCTGGTACTTCAGTTGCAACAAAAACAACTAATGGTTTAATGGCTGCAGATGACAAAACAAAATTAGACGCTATTGCTTCAGGTGCACAAGTCAACAAAATTGAAAGCGTAAAAGTAAATGGTGCTGCATTATCTATCGATGCATCAAAAGCAGTAAATGTAGATTTAACAGCTTATGCTAAATCAGCTGATGTAACAAAAGAAATCGCATCTGCAGTATCAGGAGTAACTCAAATCGATTACTCAGTTGTCGAATCATTACCTTCAACTGGTAAAAAAGGTATTATCTATTTAGTTGCTAATAGTGATTCTGGTAATAATATCTATGATGAATATATCTATATCAATTCTAAATTTGAAAAATTAGGTTCAAGAAAAATGGATCTAAGTTCTTATGCTAAAAAGACTGATATTCCAACAAAAGTATCATCATTAACAAACGATTCAGGATATCAAACTGCAGCACAAGTAACTTCAGCTATCAATGCTAAATTAGTAGTAATGACTGATACTGAATTAAATACAATGTGGACTGAAGTATTTGGAGCTTAATCCATCAAGGAGGGCTTGATGAATGATAGAATATTTCAAAAGGATGTTTTCGAACATGAGTGAAAGAGCCTCAAACACTGATTCGTCAAAAAAATTCCTAACTGATGATGTTTTACAAGCACTTTTAACCAAGCTGAAAAGTACTTTTATAACAGTTTCTCAACTAAATGATTTACAAAAGAGAATCGGGCAGTTAGAAAAAACAGTCAACGAATTAGAAAGTAAAGCAGACAATGCAGTATATTATAAAGAGTAGATTGACTTCTGCTCTTTTTTAGTTATTAAAAATATAAATAAAGATTGGTGGTGACAATAACTATGCCAAAACTTATTGATAAAGATGGGAATGAATTGCTTAATTTACAAATGTTTACAGATGAACATTGGACGGGTAAATATTGGATTGATGGTAAAAAAATATATTGTAAAGTAATACTCGTAAATGGGTTTGATAGCAAGGATAAATATGTACAACATAATATATCAGATTTATACAGAGTATTGAGTTGTGATTTATT